AACTACTAATGGAATATGATTACAATGTTGAAGGAGTGGCTATTTTGTGGCTAAATGCCAAGACAAGGACAGCCGGAAAGGGTGGGGCAATACAAGGCATTGGTTGGCAGTTGCTGACCAGGACACTTGAGGAGTCTGAGCAAGATTGGCAGACATTCCAAACAACATTCTTACTTTGGAAGTCAATAAATGAGGACATAAAACCAAAGCGCACATCATATCAAATAACACATCAGAAGAATGAAGGATAAAAAAGACACTAATGGGTAGTTCAGTTGTATCTTGTATTCATCACTTAAAGCTTGCTGATGAGTATGCAAAGGACTTTGTTCGGTCAGCACCTGGTTCTCGTGGGGCCACAATATTTGCCAATTATTCGTTAAAGCTAAATTGGATACTTAGAGATGTTGTAACTTACCCTCACTTCGGAGATGATGTACGGGAAGGCATGAGAAAGGAGATTGCATCAGATGCATTTTCCTATGACTCGCTAACTGAAAAGATGGCACTACTCAACCCAAACCAACGTGAGGAACTTGATGAACTGTTAAGCGATATTCTTAAAGGAAAAACAATTGAAATAATAATAAAATGACACCTTACGAACTCTGGCAACTTGAAACTTATGGCAACTATTACCAAGAAGATGAAACGCAACATGATGTTGAATGCGATTTGGATTAAATGCCGACTCTGCAAATCTTTATACACAATCACACTTAAAAAACAATCATTATGTCCGAAATGCAATTGCCTAAATGGGGTGACCTTACCACAAACGAAAGAAACAAACTCCTTGGTGAGTTAATTGATGCCATGATCTATCATGGAGAAGCCGTACAACACTTACAATTAATAGTAGAAAAGTTTAAAATGTTGGGTTACGTTAAGTCTATTATTTTACCAGAAAACAATGAAATATGAACGTACAAGAAAAAGCATCTTGGTTAGTTTTAAGGTATATGTCAAAAGTTGTAACCATAAATCTTGCTAAACAATGTGCAATAATAGCAGTAGATGAGATTATGACTGTCATTGATTGGGATGTAGAATATTGGCAAGAGGTCAAACAAGAGATAGAAAAGCTATGATACTTAGAGACTACCAGGAGGAGATAAGTGATAAAGCAGTTCAACTTCTAAAAAAGTATAAGATAGCTTACCTCGCAATGCAGGTCAGAACAGGCAAGACTCTTACTGCTATTGCAACGGCCCACAAGTTTGGTGCTAAGTCAGTCCTATTTGTTACCAAGAAGAAAGCCATTGGTGATATTGTCAACCAGTTTAGTAGCAGTAACATAAACATGGGTATATATGTTACGAACTTTGAGCAGCTTGGTAATGTACATGAATCATTTGACCTTATCATAATTGATGAGGCACACAGCTTGGCTGCGTTTCCGCTTCCATCAGGTAGGGCAAAAGACTTAAAGCGTATCTGCTTTGGTACACCTATTATATACCTTAGTGGTACGCCAAACCCTGAGTCATTCTCTCAGCTTTATCATCAGTTCTGGGTTAGCAGTTACTCACCATTTGACTACCATAAGACTTTTTACAAATGGGCAAATGATTTTGTATATGTAAAGAAAATGATGATAAATGGTCAATCGTTTAATGACTACAAAAAGGCTGATGAGAAAAAAGTTATGTATTGTTGCAAGCATTTGTTTATAACATACACCCAAGAACAGGCAGGTTTTGAGTCATTTGTACAAGAATCTGTACATCATATAGAAATGCAAGAGTCTACCTATAAGTTTGCTGAAAGGCTTCGTATAGACAAGATAATGACCAATAAGGATGGTGAGGTAGTGCTTGCTGATACTGCGGTAAAGTTAATGCAGAAACTACACCAGATATATAGCGGAACAGTCATTATTGACGAGCCAACCAGGTTGGCAAAGGTGTTTGACTATACAAAGGCTAACTACATTAAAGAAAAGTTTGCAGGGCAAAAAATAGCCATTTACTATAAGTTTATCGCTGAAGAAATGGCATTAAGATATGTTTTTGGCTCAGAAAACTTGACAAATGAGGCTACTGTGTTTAATGAGTCAACCAATTTAATATTTATATCACAGATACAATCTGGTAGGGAAGGAGTCAACATCTCATCAGCAGATGCGCTAATATTCGTAAATATCGACTTTTCAGCCGTATCGTATTGGCAAGCAAGGGCAAGGATACAGACCAAGGATCGGGTCAAAGAGGCTAACATACATTGGATATTTAGCAAGGGAGGGATTGAGGACAAGATATATGAGGCTGTAATGAATAAGAAAGACTACACTATTTATCACTTTAAAAAAGACTTTAATATATGAAAATCTCAATATACTTCCTAATAATAATTTATTTTTTCGTTGTATCTATTCCCGTATTTATTATTATTTTTATCCTCACTCAGTTATTTTATGCATTTAAAAACTTAATGAGCCATAAATCACACTTTTAACCACTTATTTGTGTATTTTATCACACTTTTGGAGTTTAATAAAATGCAAGATAAAGTAGTAATACACCATTAAAATAAAAACAATTAAACTATGTATCAAAAAGTCACTAACTCAATATCTGAGTACATTAATTTTAATCAAGCAAGAAAAAATGTCAGATGGCTACTAAAAGATGGTCAATGGATGTTTGAAATTCAAACAAAAATATGGGCATCTGAAGAAATGTTTGACTTGTATTACCCAAGCTATGAGTACGTTAAGTTTAATGACAAAGGAAGCAATCCTGATAAAACTAAGATAAAATGAAGCCATTTATCTATAACATGGATTATGTAAATGAACAATCTGCTAAAAATTTATTTAATGTTGTATCATTATTTGCTGGAGGTGGTGGATCATCAACGGGATATCGTTTAGCGGGCGGAAAGGTTTTGGCAATCAATGAGTTTATTGAATCCGCCCAGGAAACATATCATGAAAATTATCCGGAAACCTATATTTTTAAACAAGACATTCGCGATTTAACCGGGGAAATGATTTTGGAAAAAATACAAATGAAAAAAGGTGAATTGGATATTTTAGATGGATCGCCACCATGTGCAAGTTTTTCCATTGCAGGAGCAAAAGAGAAACTATGGGGTGAGGTTAAAAAATATTCAGATACAGAACAAAGAACAGATGATTTGTTTTTTGAATTTGGAAGGATATTAAATGAAATTCAACCTAAAGTATTTATTTGCGAAAATGTAGCTGGACTTGTTACTGGTGCATCATCAAAATTATTAGGTAGTGAACAATACAGCATATTTGGAGATGAAGAAAATACGATATATCATTGTTTAGTAAATTGTGGTTACTCAGTAAGATATAAAGTTATAAATGCAAAAAACTATGGTGTACCACAAAATAGAGATAGAACAATATTTATTGGGGTTCGTAATGATATAAAAGCAAATATCACATATCCTAAAAAATTTGATGAATTGGTTACTATTGGAGAATCATTAAATGATATTGAATATATACAAATGAATAGAAAAGCATTTGGTGAAGAAGAGGCAAGAAAGGTTGAAAAACATAATGTTTGTTTTACAATCACCGCGGACGGATTAGGTGCAACCAGAAGATATAAAGTATTTAGAAAAAATAATGAAACCTCAAGGTTGACAATTGGTGAACTAAAAATATTAAGTTCATTTCCAACCGATTTTAAATTATCTGGTTCATATCGTAAGCAATGGGAAAGAATAGGCAGAGCAGTACCACCTTTAATGATGAAAGCAATTGCTGATCATGTTTATAACAATATACTTAAAAATATAAATTAAATGAAAGAATCAACACTCCAGACAAAAATAGTTAAGCGACTCAAAGAAAATGGGTGGTTTGTGACAAAGCTGATCAGCACCTCAACACCTGGCATCTGCGACCTTATGGCGATTCGTAGAGGGACAGTTATAATGCTTGAGGTTAAGACTGACACCGGAGTTGTGTCTGAACTGCAAAAATATATGATTGACAAGCTTAATAACATGGGCATATTTGCTCGCATTGTTAGGGATGTCGCTGATGTGGATGTTTTTTGCTATAAACTACAATAAATTATGAACTACTTACAACTCGGCATCAATACTATTGCTGTAAATGAAAATAAGCAGGCTATTTTTCCTTGGAAGGTCTACCAAGAGGAAATTATAAAGGAAGAAGAATTAGCCCGTCAAATGGCAGATAATAGGGCAAAAGGTGTGGCTATTATTTGTGGCGCGGTTAGTGGCAATCTTGAGGTGATTGACATTGATACAAAGTATGAGACCTATAACCTATGGGATGCAATTAAAAGTGCGATTCCGCAAGAACTTTATAACAAATTGCACATAGTAAAAACCCGTTCAAATGGCAAACACCTCATCTATCAATGCGAGGCGATTGAAAAGAATCAAAAGCTTGCACAGCGACTACCGACATTGGAAGAAGCAAAGAATAACCCTTCC